CCAAACAGGTTTAGGCAGAGAAGGGTTTAGAAAATATATTCCTGATCCCACTCAAGTTGCTGACTTTTTAAATTTTCCTGTTGCTGACTTTTTAAATTTTCCTAAAAAAGAAGGACTTAGAACGTTAGCTCCTGCAGAAAGGGAAGAAAGATTTGTCGGAGACTTAGTTAGTGGGATTACTGATATGTTTGAACTCCCCTTTGAACAAGAAATTTCAAAAAGAAACGATAGCCAATCCATAGAAGACAGGATGGAAGCGGAAATAGCTAGGCAAGAATTATTTAAAGGTCAAGAAATATCTGCTACAGGTGATCGTTCTGCTTTAGGTAATTTTATGGGAGGAGGATTAGAAGCCCTTTTATTAGATAAATATCCTGAAGTAGCCGATAACCCAGCATTTAAAACAGCGAGATTCCTAGCTCCACAAACTTTAGGTGAAGCCGCTTTTGAAGCCGCTACACTTTTTCCACCTTTATTTTGGATGAAACCTTTAAAAGCAGGAAGTCGATCGTATAAAGAAGCGCAAAAATTTCAAAACAGAATAGACAAACTTCAAAACAAGATTACTAGAGAAAATATTAACGCGACACGCGGTGAAGGTCTTGCAGCATCACAAGCCGCAACCCGTGCTCAAAACGAAATTGTTAAATTACGAGACGATATTTTAGAAATAGTTCGTAAAGAAGATCCTGCATATGCAGACCGTCTTGAAGACGAAGCAAGAAAAAGATACATACAGGCAAAACGAGACGCTGATCCTATTGAAAAAGTTAGACAGCGTTACGCTAGACAACGTATGTTAACACCACCTTTAACACAATCTAAACAAAAACAAGGTATAGAAACTTTAGTAGACCAAAAATCAACTTTGAAGAAAGGACCTGAATCCGAACTTATGCCAGAAGGGTTTAGAACAGGAGATGAAATACTTGAAGACTACAATAAAAATTTCGAATCAATTATAGATCAAGTAGTGAAACCAAAAACTCCTCCGGAAAAAATAAATACCGATGAAATGAGTATTTTAGAAATTCTTGAAAAAATGAAAGATATGGATTTAGATTAATTTCTATGACTACAAATAAAGATCGTCTTGCGGCTTTGCGCAAGATTGAATTAGATTACCTAGATAAATCTGAAGCTAAAGAATTCACAATTCTTTTAGAAGAATTAGAAAAACGTGAGTTCCAAGAAAAATCTACCAGTACCTTTATGGAATTCGTTAAATCCATTTGGAAAGAATTCATTAACGGCGATCACCACGTTAAAATGGCAAAAGCATTTGATGATATAGCTACGGGTAAGTTAAAACGTTTAATTATCAATATGCCACCACGACATACAAAGTCTGAGTTTGCATCACATTTGTTTCCTGCATATTTGTTAGGTAAAAATCCTAAGTTAAAAATTATTGAAGCAACCCACACCGCTGACCTCGCAGTAAATTTCGGTAGAAAAGTTCGTGACTTAATCGATGGAGAAGAGTACCACGCACTGTTTCCAGATACTGAATTGAAAGCGGACAGTCGTTCCGCCGGAAAGTGGCTCACGAACAAAGGCGGGGAATACTATGCGGCAGGTACAGGAGGTGCATTGGCTGGACGGGGTGCGGATTTGTTTATTATTGACGATCCACATTCGGAACAAGATGCGATGTCCGATAAATCAATGGACGAGGCATACGAATGGTTTATGACTGGACCGCGACAACGGTTACAGCCCGGAGGTGCAATCGTTATTGTAATGACACGTTGGTCTAAAAAAGACTTAACAGGTCGTTTAATTAAGAAAATGACACAAGATAAAAATGCGGATCAGTGGCAAGTGATTGAATTTCCTGCAATTTTACCTAGTGGTAACCCACTTTGGTCTAATTTTTGGAAGTTAGAAGAACTTGAAAGTATAAAAGCATCTGTTAGCCCTTCTAAGTGGGCGGCACAGTATATGCAAAGACCGACAGGTGAAGGTATATCTATTATTCCTAAAGAATGGTTCAATGTTTGGGAAAAAGAAAAACCGCCTGCATGTAAATATATCATACAAAGTTACGATACCGCGTTTCTAAAATCAGAAAGAGCTGACTTTACCGCGATAACTACTTGGGGAGTTTGGTATCCTGAAGGAAAAATCGGTGAAGAGATGTACTCTGGAGAAGAAGCTCATTTAATTTTAATAGATTGTATAAAAGAACGGTTTGATTTTCCTGAACTTAAAGCAGAAGCATTGCGCTTATATAGTTATTGGGAACCAGATACAGTAATTATCGAGGCGAAAGCAAGCGGGATTCCATTAGTTCAAGAATTACGCAGAATAGGTATTCCTGTAAATACATTTTCTCCCGGAAAAGGTCAGGATAAGGTAGCAAGATTGAATTCAGTCTCACCAATATTTCAAGACGGGCGCGTTTGGATACCAGATAACCGTTGGGGGGAGGAGTTAATAGAAGAAGTTTCAGATTTTCCAGCAGGAGAAAACGATGACTTGGTTGATGCTACAACTTTAGCGTTAGCAAGGTTTAGACAAGGAGGCTTTTTGCAATTATCTAGTGATTTTCAAGAAGAAGAATTTTACTATGATAGACAAAGGGTTTATTATTAGCGCAATTAATACTATGATGTTTACTTATGGCTATTGAAAAACAAATTTTATCTGCAGTTCCAGAGCTACAAGAAGAAATAGATATTGAAATTCTTCCGGAAATGGAAGAAGAAACAGAAGTTTTCATACAACCTGATGGTTCTGCTATTATTGGTAGTGATATGCCAGACCAAGCGTCTTTAAAATTCGGCGAAAACCTTGCAGACATATTAGATGACAGTGAATTAAATACAATAAGTTCAGAATTAGTCGCTTCTTACGAAGATGACCTAGAATCTAGACAAGATTGGTACGACACCTATACCGATGGGTTAGATTTACTAGGAATTAATGCCGAATCTAGGTCACAACCATTCGAAGGAGCTTCTGGAGTTCATCATCCGATACTCGCGGAAGCCGTAACTCAGTTTCAAGCGCAAGCATATAAAGAATTATTACCTGCAGGCGGTCCAGTAGATACAGAAATACTAGGAATAACTGACGATCAGAAGTTAGAAAAGGCAAATCGCGTTAAAAACTTCATGAATTACCAAATTACTTATAAAATGGAAGAATATGACTCTGAAATGGACCAACTTCTGTTTTATTTACCGTTATCTGGCTCTGCTTTTAAGAAAGTGTACTATGATCCGGCGGTTGGACGCGCTGTTTCACGTTTTGTTAAGGCAGAACACCTTGTTGTACCCTATTATGCGGTAGATTTACTCACTTCACCCCGAATTACTCATGTAATCCACATGAATGAGAACGAATTGCGTAAATTACAGCTTTCGGGCTTCTATAAAGACGTAGATATGATAAATCCGGGAGCGGCAACTGATAATACTCAAGTAGATGATAAAATTGATGAGTTACAGGGAATAAGTAGAACAATTAGCGATGAAGAATACACGTTATTAGAGATGCACGTGAATTTAGACTTAGAAGGGTACAAAGACACTAACGAAAACGGTGAAGAAACTGGTTTAGCCCTTCCTTATATAGTAACTATATGTAAAGACAACGATAAAATACTAGCAATAAGACCAAACTTCAAAGAAGAAGACCCAATGAAGAAGAAGATTGAATACTTCACTCATTATAAATTTCTTCCGGGATTAGGGTTTTATGGTTTTGGTTTAATACACATGATGGGCGGACTAACTAAATCAGTTACCGCGATACTACGTCAATTAATTGACGCAGGAACACTTGCTAACCTACCTGCGGGATTCAAATCTCGAGGATTAAATATTCAACGATCTAGTGATCCGTTACAGCCCGGAGAGTGGAGAGATGTCGATGCTCCCGGAGGACGATTACAAGATGCATTTTTACCGCTACCTTATAAAGAGCCAAGTGGTACTTTGACTCAATTATTAGGAGCTTTAGTAGATTCTGGTAAACAATTTGCGGCTACAGTCGAAAATCCGACAGGAGACGGTAATACCGAAGCTCCAGTAGGGACAACTGTTGCATTATTGGAAAAAGGACAGCGTGTAATGTCCGCTATCCACAAAAGATTACACTACGCACAACGGTGCGAGTTCAAAATACTAAAAAGAGTATTTGGTGAGTTTTTACCTCCTGAATATCCGTATCAAGTACAAGGAGCGTCATCTAACGTATTTAAAGATGATTTCGACAGTTCTGTCGATGTTCTTCCTGTCAGTGATCCGAATATCTTCAGTATGACACAAAGAATTACTTTAGCACAAACACAATTACAGATGGCACAAGCCGCACCTGATTTACATGACTTACGTGCAGCATATCGTAAAATGTACATAGCGTTAAATGTAAAAGATATTGATTCGATTTTACCCCCAGAGGAGGAGGCGCAACCAAAAGATCCAATTCTAGAAAACATGGATTCTTTATTGCAAACTCCTTTACAAGCGTTCCCCCAACAAAACCACGAAGCGCATATTGCAGCCCACATGGCATTTTTAGAAAACCCTAAAACTGCACAAAACCCTGCAGCAGTTGCTGCATTGCAAGCCCACATACAACAACACAATGCGCTGAAATATAGAGTTGAAATTGAAGCTCTATTGGCTCAACAGGGAGTACAACTTCCTCCTCCGGGACAACCTATTCCGCCTGAAGTGGAAAGTCAAATAGCGATTGCGGCGGCACAAGCTACGCAAATTATAACGGGACAAGAACAAGCACTAGCTAATGCGATGCAAACACCAGATCCGCAACGTGAAATGTTCCAACAGCAATTACAATTAGAACGTGAGCAGTTGATGCAAAAAGAACAAGCTGATGCTAGAGATACACAAGTAGCGATGACTAAAGCTGAAATGGATGCTCAGATTAAACGAGAAAAAATACAAGCTGATATAGCTAAAGAAAATACAAAGTCAGCAATCGAATTACAAGAGTTAGAGTTAAAAGCTAAAGCAGAGCAGGATAAAAATTATAGAGAATCTTTAAACACTATTAGGAATAACAGGAATTAACGGAGAATAAAATGCATAGAAATAAAGATTACCCGTCACCTTCTAAAGTAGCTAATAGAGCAGAACCTAGTATGCCTAAAATGACAGACACTACTAGAACTGAATCAGTTACAGCAGGTAAATGTTTAGATAAGCCAGAAAAAGCAAAAGTCAAAGCGGCTTATGGACAAACTAAAGGACTTCTTTGGTATAGATCGATTAAATAATGGACTATATCGTAGCAACGGAGCATTTGCTTCGTAAAACACGAGAGAGGAAAGAAGCTCTCTCGCAAACGTTGGCTTCTGGTAGTATTGAAGATTTTGAGCAATACCAAAGGATAGTTGGCGAAATTGCAGGTTTGACTTTCGTTGAACAGGAAATTCAAACCTTACATTCTAATATGGAGGATGCATATGACTAATACTGTTCCAGATAGAGTAGATAATTTCGGTAGTAAAGGCAAAATCGGATCTATTAATATAGAAAAAGAAAATAAAAACGCCATTACTCACGAAAATCTAGAATCACACGCAGACAAGTTACCACGTCCAACGGGGTATCGTGTTTTAATATTACCTTTTGCTTTGTCATCTGTAACAAAGGGTGGCATACATCTTGCTAAACAAACTGTCGATAAAGAGCGTTTAGCTACTGTAGTTGGCTATGTTGTAGAACTTGGACCGGATGCATACAGTGATCCGCATAAGTTTCCGGAAGGAGCTTGGTGTAAAAAAGGTGATTGGGTTATTTTTGGTCGTTACGCAGGAGCGCGTTTTCAAATAGAAGGTGGCGATATGCGTCTTTTAAATGATGATGAAATCCTAGCGACTATAGATGATCCAGAAGCAATCTTATCGTAAATAATCATGGAGAAAACCATGCAACAAGAAGCAGAAAAAATAGAGTTAGAACTTCCAGAAGAGGAATCTTCTATAGAAGTAGTAGAAGAACAAGTAGCTGAGCCTGTACAAAAGAAGGATGAATTAGATCAAGTTAGTGAGTCTGTGCAAAAACGTATAGATAAACTTACTTATAAAATGAGAGAAGCAGAAAGACAGCGAGATGAAGCTGTTAGTTACGCTTCTAATATAAATAAAGATAACAGTCGTTTAAAAGATAGATTAAAAACTTCTGACACTTCTTTATTTAAAGAATATGATTCAAGGATTAATTCAGATATAGAAAGAGCTAAAATCAATTTGAGAGAAGCTCAAGATACTGGAGATGGATCTGCAATAGCCGATGCAACAGAAAAACTTTCTAGAGCGAGTGCTGAAGCAGAAAATCTTAAAAGATTATCCGCGCAACAGAAGATTAAACAAGAAAGAGAAGTACAACAGAAAAGTGAAGAATATAAACCGACATTACAACCGCAACAACAATCAGCTCCGCCAGATCCAAAAGCTGAGGCTTGGGCATCTAATAATAGTTGGTTTGGAGAAGATCAAGCTATGACTTTTGCTGCATTCGGAATACATAAGGAATTAGTTGATGAAGGAGTTGATCCTACATCTGATTCTTATTATAACGAAGTAGATAAACGTATAAAAGATTATTTTCCACAAAAATTTTCTAATGAGCAAGCTGCACCCGTGCAACAGGTTGCCGCCTCCAGCCGAGGGGCTGGTGGTAAAAGAGCGTCACGCAAAGTTAAGCTGACACCGAGTCAAGTAGCGATAGCTAGGAAACTCAACGTGCCACTTGAAGAATATGCAAAGCATATTGAAGGAGTATAAAATGACAGATGAAATTAAAACAAACGTCACTACGGATCGAAACTCACGATCTGCCGAGACACGAGTCTCTCAAACTCGCAGACAACCTTGGAAACCCCCGTCAATGTTAGACGCACCAGAGGCACCTCCCGGATATCAATTCAGGTGGATACGAGAAGCTGTTAGAGGAAATGATGATAAGTCGAATATGTCAAAACGTATTCGTGAAGGATATGAACCTGTGAGAGCAGAAGATTATCCTGACTTTGAAGCACCGACTCTTGACAGTGGATCAAATGCCGGAGTAATAGGGGTTGGAGGGTTAATTCTTGCTAAAGTTCCAGTTGAAACTGCCCAAGAGCGTAATGATTACTTTAACGAGCAAACCAGAACGCAAATGGAAGGTGTAGATCAGAACTATATGCGAGAAAGTGACTCTAAGATGCCTTTAAGAGGTGGTGACATCTCTAGATCATCTAAAGTCCAATTTGGTAGTAGGAACAAATCTGACGATTAATAATAACAATGTATAAAGGAGCTAATAATGGCTAATACAGACAAACCTAATGGTTTTACTCCTGCGTATCATATGTACGGTGGTGTTATTCGTCCTGCAAGAATGAGAATTGCTAGTGGCTACGGAACTGCTATTTATAGTGGCGATGTTGTTACTCTCGCAAGTGGTTATGTCAATCAAGCAGGCGCGACAAGCACTCCCGTAGGTGTGTTCTACGGAGTTTATTACACAGCGACAGACGGGACACCTACTTTTTCTAAGGTATGGACGGCAAGTACAGCCACTCAAGGTAGTGCTGATGCTGAAGCTCTCGTATATAGCGATCCAGCGATCGTTTACGAAGCTCAATTTACTGCAGGTACTCCTGCTGTAAGTTTTATCGGCAACAAATACACTCTTTCTACAACTGCAGGTTCTTCAACGAACGGTAGATCGAAAGAGGGTGTAACAGCTACTACTTCAAGTGGTGTAGCACTTTGCGTAGGCTTTAACCTAGCACCAAGTAATGCTATTGGTGCATATGCTAGAGCTTACTTCACGTTCCCAACTAACACGTTCGCAGTCTAAATAAAGGAGAGTAGATAATGGCGATAAACAGAGCGCAACTCGTTAAAGAGTTAACTCCGGGTCTCCACGCTCTTTTCGGTTTAGAATACGAGCGTTACAACAATGAGCATGAAGATATCTTCGACACTGAAAGTTCTGAAAGAGCTTTTGAGGAAGAAGTAATGCTCACTGGGTTTGGGGAGGCTCCTGTTAAAGGAGAAGGTGCTGCAGTAACTTACGATACTGCACAGGAATCGTGGACATCTCGTTTCACTCATGAAACTATAGCAATGGCTTTTGCGTTGACAGAAGAAGCAATCGAAGATAATCTTTACGATACGCTTTCCTCTAGATACACAAGAGCTCTTGCGAGATCAATGCAACAAACTAAGCAAGTCAAAGCGGCTAACGTTTTGAACAACGGCTTTAGTTCATCTTATGTTGGCGGTGATGGCAAAGAACTTTTTGCTACTGACCACCCAACTGTAGGTAATATTGATCTAGCTAATGAGTTGTCTACAGCGGCTGACCTCAATGAAACTTCATTGGAGCAGTCATTAATTGATATAGCTGGTTTCAAAGATGAACGAGGCTTAAAAATTAA